AATGCGATCAGAGCACCCGCTGCTGTGGCTCCAAGCGCTGGCCCTACGAATGGTATAGGTGCAAGCGATGCATACGCGCTAAGCGCACCCTCTGCTGTTCTTATACCTATGTTAACCAACGCTGCGGCCTTACCTATGCCCTTGAGAGTTGAGTTCTTAGAGTTGGTTAATTTAACCAAGCTGTTGGCAGTATCACCGGCAAGTTTCACCTCATCCGATGCTAAGAACTGTTTGAACTCCGCAACCTCAGTACCGTGCTTGATCTCATCTTCTTTAAATTTATTTCTACGGTTAATCTCTTTTTTGCGCTCAGCAATAGCCATCTTCTCTTTAATCTGAGCCGCTGTAAGAAGTTTCGCGTCTAGTTTTTCTAACTCTTGCTGGTTTATAAGGTCATCATTCTCGGTCTTAATCTGATTATTCTCAGCATCTACCTCAACCTTCTCGGCATTAAGCTCAGCCTCTTTTTGCTTTTTTATCTCAGCAGCTTCATCCCTAACAGCCTGTTCTTTTTCAAGCTGTGATTTTAAGGCCGCAGTACCATCATCAGCACCACCCTCAGCTTCTAAGGCCTCAGCAGCATCACTCTCAGCTATAGACTGAGCATAGCCTTCGTTAAAAGCATCCCCGGATTTTTTACCTATCTCATTAAAAGCCGTACCTAGACCATCGCCAATACCTGCAAGACCAGACTTAACTTTACCGAAATCCAATGTCAGCGCACCCACAAGGATATCTGCTAGGCTACCAAGTAAGTTTGAAGCCTGCTTTACAAAAGCATCTATCACAGTACCAACGGATTTAAACGTCCCAGCTGCAACGGCCTTAGCCTCTTTAAAATTCGTAATCAATAATCCAAGAGCAACAACCACAAGACCTATTCCTGTAGCCGCTGCTAAACCTCTAACAGATCCCGTAGCAAGCTTCATTCCTGTAGCGAAAATCTTCGCAGCACGCTGACCTAATATTAAAGCCCCATTGTAAATCTTTATTCCAATGGCTGATATTTTAAAAACATTGTTCGTAGCAATCAATATGGCTTTTACTTTCAAATAACCAAGAGCTAGAATGGCCAATGCTGCCGTGAGACCTGTAATAACTAGAGCTACCTTCGCAACACCTGCAATAAACTCAATCTGCCCCTTACTTAACTTGGACATTCTCTGAGCAATAGCACTCAAGGCGTTAGCAGCGGCATTAATGGTTGGCGCAAACACCTCACCGAACGTAACCGCTACGGCATCAACACTGGTTTTTAATCTCTTCAATGCAAACTCAGTGGTCTCCTGCTTTACCTTCAAAGCATCTGCGAACGTTGCAGCCCTTGCCTGAGCATCGGCCATAGCATCCATCTGCTTGGCTACAAGCGATGATTGCGCACCAGTGAGTGATAATATAGTAGCCAGAGACTCAGATGAGCCAAGCAAGCGTTGCATCTCAGGGATACTGCCGCCTGTGGCCTTCTTCAATAGATTCATAGACTCTACAAGACCACGTTGCTTTACGTTCTGTAGAGAAAGAGCATCTTGAACCGCTAAGGATTCACCCTTTAATTTATTCTGTACTAATATAACTGAGTTTAATGCAGACTTAAGTTGTGTTGCAGCCTCTGCCGTGGGCTTTGCACCATCTGCTGTAAGAGCCGAAAGCGAAGCTAGGGTTTCATCGAATGATAACCCTAAGCTTTTCGAGATCCCTGCAACCTTGTTGAAATTAGTTGCAAGCTCCCCAACCGTTGTTACACCGAACTTCTGTGCTGTAAAAAACTTCTCAGAAATCTCCTGAGCCGTCCCAGCCTCTTTGCCGAATGATGTCATTACAGATGTTAGCGCTTTTACAGCCGTAGCCGTATCCGTTGCACCAGCTGCAGCTAGATTCGTCGCTATTCGTAACGTATCTATGGACTCCTCAGCCTCAACACCAGCCGAGACTAAATCAAACAACCCTTTATTTAATACATCAAGACTCTCGCCGGACTTTGATCCAACATCTAACACACCTTCTTTAAGATCCGCGACACCTTCGGTTAATGTCTTGGCAGAGAAACTTGATTTATCAAGCAGAGTCTGTACGTTAGTAAAGCCCTTCTCAAAGGAAGAGAATCTAGCAACAGTACTACCAACAGCAGCGGCAAGACCAACGAAAGCCGTTGCCGACACCTTAGCCACGTTAGTTAAATTTTTCTGTAAGTCCTTGGTCTTTTTATTTACACGATCAATCTCATCATTGAACTGTTTAGCAGAGCCGTTAATCTTAATTAATAATTCTTGATCCTTAGCCATTTTTTACCGCTTCCTTGTGTCTTCTTCTGAGTTTATCCATAAGCTCATCTTCTTTTTTCTTATAAAGATCCTTATCTTTTTTATCTATCTTCACCGGCTTCACTGTGTCTGACAATTTCTTGTCATGTAAACTAGCCTGCGCTTCAAAGTCCCTAATCTTTCCATTCTCTAAAGACCCGTGTAACTGAAAAATCTGTCTTAGAGTTAAACTGTAAAAATAATCTAGAGTCCAACTGTACCGTGCGGCAAAAAGATCGAAAATCTCACCATAGCAAGATTTCTTTTTTAACTTCCCACCGCTAAGGATTTTTTTAACTCTAGCTCCTCCTCCATTTCATCTATCTGTGGCTGACTCACACCAAGCGTATAAACAACAGCCTCATATATAGCCTTTACATTAGTCCACTTAGATTTATGACTATCTACAAATTCTAGATACTCTTGGAAGCTCTTAAATAAACTTTTATCTTTTAATAAATAATAAGAGAGTTTCAACATGGGCTCAGGTTGCGTCCAGTCCTGAATAAGGCCAGATAAAACAATAACACCACTAGGCTCATCAGCAGTTGCAAATTCCTTATCAGCCCAACATTGAGCCATTAAACTAAACTTATTAAACTCAAGCGATTGATTATTTATTACCGCCGTAGCCTCAACTGGATTCAAATCTTTGTAGTCAATAGACATGCTTTCTCCTATGTCAATAATTATAGTTGATCTATTTTATATTACAAATTAATCTCAGTTGTATATACAAATGAGGGCATTGAGATGAAGGTCAAAGACAACAAAACTAAAATGGTTAGCTTCAGAGTTAACCAAACAGATTATAATAAAATGAAATTGAAAGCTGGACTATATGCCAATGGGAATTTAAGTAAGTGGATTATATATACTGCAATGAATCATAAGACGAATAAGTAAAAGGGCCCCGTCCTTGGGACCCTTTTTTTTGATTATGAATACTATGCGCCAGCAGTTGCTGTGATCTTAGCAACTCTGTCTTGAACCTCATCATATAGAAGCTTAATAGTTAGCTCAGGAATACTGAAAACAGTTTCCTCAAGAGCTATCGGAAACCCAGCTCCAACGGCTTTATACATCTCGATTTCAAACAAAGATGAATCAGCACGCTTTGCACCAAGTGCAATAATACCATGCTCAGCGAACTGAGTAGCATTACCACCGATAACGATTTCACTTACACCACCATGAGCCGCAGATACACGATAGAAAGCTGTGTCTCCAGTCACTAAAGCGATAGCTCCAGAACCACCAGTTAACTCAATACCTGTGTTTGGAACATCAACAGCAGTAGACGCTGTGATAGTTAAAGCAGACGCTGTGATTTTTAGAGCATCGTCCTCAAAGCTGATCGCTGTACCTTTATCAAACGCAACGTCAGATAAAGCATAAACGTCTACTGTTGTAGCACTTACAGCTTTAACAACGTATAAACCGTCTTTTAATTCAGCTTCAGAGCCAGCCTTAACTAAAGCCGAAGCAACACCAGTTGTAGCATCTAATACAGATACCCCATTGGAGTTAGCGAAAGCCTCAATGATTGAACCAGTAGCACTGGCAGCTGTAGCGGTTACGCTTGCTCCCATGTATAGCTCAAACAAAAAGTCAGGATAACTTTTTACTGTTGATGTAAACTCACTTGCGATAGTTTTAGCTTCAGATGCCCAAGCGAATTTATTAGAACCACCAAAAAGGTCTTCAAATTCAGCAGACAAACTCAGCGTACCACCACCGATTACTTTTAAGATACCGTAAGGTAAATTATCGGATCTTCTATATGGTGCCATTGAATGAATACCATATACAATCCTGTTAGTTGATAAAGCCATTAGGCCCTCCCTAGATTACTTTTTCTGTTTTAAGATTAGGTAAATACTTAACCGGAACAGTTATTCTCTCACCTTTAACAAGCTTGATATCATCTTCATTACAGAAAATATGAAAATCACGCTTAGGTATGATCGAACCGTCAGGCTTCTTACTCACCTTCTTCTCGTCGTTGAACATTTCTGTACTCCTTTATCTGGCTGTAATAGAAGCGGTTATTTCAATACCAGATGATTGCAACGTCTTGTTACCTATGGCTACCGTCGTAGGAACTAAGACGTCTATTTTGAGCTTACCAAAACTGCGAATCGAATCGTAGTTCTCCATGGCAACCTCTTGAAGTGCGCGGGTGTATCTTAATGATTTAAAAACATTTGATTTATATTTACTATCGCCAGTGTCAGGGATAACTGCCTCTATGAAAACCTTCATGACCTGTATGGCGTTATCCTCTTGCTGATCCTTTAAGTCTATAGCGTTTATGCCAAACACCATAAACTGCTTAGAACTCCACACCTGAGGCAGGTGCTGCAAATACCAGAAGTCATCGCCCATGGTTTGTAATGTAAAGTCATCACGAGTCTCAGGCGTTAACGTACTCTTCTCTGTATTAATCTCAGCTATCTTCGTATTCAAGTTGGCCTTGAATACCGTTTCTATATCTAATAAAAATCTTTCAACATCATATTTCGGATTAGACACGTGCGCTCCCTGTTATTACTTGGTTTACATAGTCTACAACTATATTCGTCCAGGCTTCAAGCCTTCCTGAAACCACAGCGTCTTTCGCAAGCTCAGCAGGTCCGCCATCGATGAATATCATCTTACGCTGTGGCAATACCTTACGAGGCCTATCTGACTGATGGTACTTCGCATGCTCTACATTAGTTCCCATAATCATTGTTTGACGACCAGCAAAGAACACAGACCCTGCTCCGCTTTTTGATATCAATGAAGCCTCAAGACCACCGTGACGCTTTAACATTGGATATATAAACCCAACCTCACGCTGTTTTTGAAACTTCGCAGCGACACGCTTTGTAACAAGCCTACCCTTTAACCTAACCTTATCATTAGGGTTCATCCCACCATAATCAGGATATAAACCAGCTGATTTTAAAGCGAATATTTTCCTATTACCCTTATACCAATGGTTGCCTATTAACTGGAATGGAACGCGAAAATCATCCACATTCTCACCCAACTTCTGTAGAGCATCTGAGAACTCTTTATCGTTTTGTGGAATGAAAGATATTATAGGCTCAGCCATTACCAGTTGTTTCCACCTTTTTTAATAGTTACAGTTCCGGAGTTTGATTTAAACAAAGCCGCAGACTTAGGACTCTGCTCTTTAGGAGAAGCATCGGTTAAAGTAAAATCAGGATCTACCCACTCACAACATTCAGAATCCCATGTAGGTATTAGGCTGTTTAAAGTTTTCAAAGCCTGAGCTCTAAGATTACCTTGCACATCTTGCTTTTTATCAGAGGTTTGATTTACAGACTCTAAAATCATCTTAATATCATGAGCCACAAGTAGTTTAGAAATACGGCCAACAATAACAAGCGATGCCGTTCCAGTAATAGGAGTGGTATAAAAATCATTTAACTTCGCATCTATAAAAGAATCATGCTCTAAAATTAACTCATCTACAGTCTCAGTTGTTACAGCAGTTTCAGTTTCAGGATCTCCCGTTGCCGCCTCAATCCGAATATCTCTAAACATCGTCTTAACTTTTGCTGAAGTTGTATAAGCCACTACTTCTCCCCCTTTGTAAGCTCTATATATAATCTATACGGAGTGTTTGCTTTATCCCTATCGTATTCAGGCCTAATCCTATCTGGCAGACCCTCTAAAGCTTCATGGCAAAGCATGTTATTAGTTGTATCTCCGAACGGCTCACCGTAGGGGATAGGTCTATTAAATGAAAAAAGTAAAAACCCACGCCATGTTAACCAAAATAAATACATAAAATCGTAAGTTGATCCACGATATTTATATTTCATATTCTCGTATATCTTAGATTCATCTTCATCAGATTCTAATTCATAATACTTTGAAAAAATACGCTTACGCTTTTTGAAAAAATCCTCAATACTATCGTCTATGAAACCACGAAAAGACCAATGCAATATTCTATTATTTATAAGTATGCCGAAATGACCACATGGCTCCTCTAAAAAGTAACCAATGAAGTCGTTTTCTGTGCTTATTTTTTTCAAGAATAATGATCTAGTCCATATAAATGTCATAATTACGCCTTAAATATCTCAAAGATTGCCTGAAACCTATGCTGGTATCCGGGTTGATGTCTCATCATAAATCTAATTCTATTTGTACCCAGGTTAGGTGGTAGATTAACAAAAACACCATTGGGCGGCATTACACCTGCATTATACAACATTGTACCATTAACACCTTTTAAGCCAACAGGGTCACGCGGGCTAACAAAACTCATAGCCATGCCACCATCTAAAACTGTAATTGGCGCTAAACCATAAGCACCCAAAGCAGGATCAACGTCTAACATAAATCCCCACATATAAACTTCTGTTGTTGGTACTTCTTGGTGTGTAACAACCCCACTCATAATCATAAAATCAACGTTAGGCATAAATTTATAGTCTGTTCTTATACATTTCGTATCAAGGTCAAGTTGTGTAGGGTTAACCATTAAGGTTTCGACACCATTTACATCTTCATAAAAATCACACGTAGAAAAACCAGTATCAAGATTTGCAGCATTCTTATCATGGATAGCACCATTAATTATTGATGTTGTAAACTCAATCTCATGTAGTCTTTGATAAAATCCATCAGGAGCATACTTAGTTGTAACTTTAATTCCAGCCGTATCACTATCTTTATCCATGATGTTAACATCTGTGGGAGCCTTAATAACTGGCACTGGGATACCGTCATGTGCGCCAACCAAAGCTATCAATATTGTTTCTTCAGGAGCCGACAAGACTCCAGTAAATAATATTTCTAGAACATCAGAATCAGTGTTTATAGCATCTAATGCTGGTACGACCGCGCTTGCTGTAATTTCAGTAGTTAGCTTAGGCGTATCAACTGCGGCATTTAAAGTATCAGCAGCTATTGAAAATATCATAAATCAACCCTCCATAATTCAATGCGCGCCCTTCTTATTTTAGCAGAGCCCCCACCATCGTCATTATATTGGATTTTAAAAGTATTCACTCCAGAGATAGATGTGAAATGTTTAAATCCACTTTGACTCATCCAATGATGCTTTTCAAATTCATCCACAGAGGTATGCTCTATTTGATGTAAAACGGTAACATCATTTTGAATCAACTGATAATTAGCATCACTATCTGATGTGTACATTTCATAGCTAAATTGCATTCTATAATTTCCTGATGCTAAGGACGGTGTAGTTAAAGTGAGTTTAGTTTGATAACTTCCAGATGTAGTAGATGATTCACTTTCGCTTTCTGCATATTGATAATTAGCACCGAAATTATTGCCACTTCCTGCTGGTCCAGCTGGACCTACTGCACCAGTATCTCCAGTATCCCCTTGAGGGCCTTGTACTGCACTTAAATTTATAACTTCTTCATTTGAATCTAAAATATGATATCTATTAATATCAGATTTTGTATAAATTCCAGTATGGGCCGCAATCAAGGTATTTAAAGCCACTATATCAGAAGCTGATAATGCCTCTTTAAAGCCAATAGTTAAAACATCAGCGCTTCTATTTACATAATCAAGAGCTTTTGTTATCGCAGATGTTCTTATTTCACCTCTCAAAGCTGGGCCACTACAAACACCATTTAAAGTATCATTAGCTATAGAATAAATATGAATCATTAAGCAACCCTCCAAATTTCAATTTTAGTTTCCGACAACTCAACCTCATCCTCATCATTTGGAGAATTAAATTGAAGCTCAACCTGCAATGTTGTAGCCCCAGACAAAGTCACAGTAGTAAAACCAGTCCAAGAAAAGTCCTCATCCTCTTGTTTTTCACCATACTTTAAGTCAACCTCTACATCAGTAGATCCGTCAAGTCTTACTCTCATGTTTAACCCACTTTCAGCTTTCTCGAACTTACAAAGAGTAAACCATTTTACAATGTATTTTCCCCCGTCCGTTAAACCTGAAAATGTATTATCTATTTTATCTGACCAATCATTTGAAGTTGTTGAATCATCCCCTAAAGACACGGCCTCATCATAATCTAATCCAAATACACGGGCAGCTAGTTCATCTAACTGCCCCTGAGTTTCATCGGAGGTTAGTCCGTTTGTAGTAACTGCTGAAACATTAGACGCAGTTAGCTGGAGCTCCGTTTGCATATGAAGCTCCACACCGTCCTGTTCTAATAAAGCAACTTTAAAGTTAGGCATTTTTCTTAACAGGCCTTACTTCAACATGCATTTCGCCAGTAGCTGATAAAACACCAGCTTGCCAAACATGAGATGATGCTGCTGAAGGAATTGTAGCTGTTAAGCCAGAACCATCCCAGTAGATAGGATCGCCAACAGCAGGAGTTCCGCCAACTGTTAAACCAGTGACCTTAGTGTCGTTAGCTAACACCTTAACGGTTGCAGCAGCAGCTTCGGTAGTTAAAGCAATACCAATACCTCTATGGTGAACTGTTAAGGTCCCATAAGGCAGAACTGTATTCGCAGCTGATATGTAAACTAAATCGCCCTTAGTAACTCCACCTGCTCCTACAGTATAATCCTGTCCTACATCAACTATTGCTGCGCCAAGCTGTTGTAAAGCATCTTCAACAAAGTCAGTGGTAAAGTAACCACCAGCATCTGCTATAGGCATATCCCCAGCACTTACTTGGCCTGCGCCTGTACCCCAGTCTATATGAGTATCGTCAATACCGTCAGCTAAAACACCAACCTGATTAGAACCGTTAATCTCAATAGATGTCCCGTCAACACCAACACTAAAAACACCTGAAGCTATTGAGATACCATTAGCTAAAGCCGCATCTGCAATTTGAACATCAGTACCAACTTTAGTTAAACCAGTAGAGGCAGTAGTTGCTTCGAGTAATTTTTGACTCCAACTTGCTCCACCCCAAAGATAATATGCAGTATTAGGCTCATCATCAGCACTATTCTTAGTACCAACTGTAGGCGTAGTAGCGACCCATAATGTTCCGTTAAATTGAACTATATCACCAGCACTTGCACCATCCCAGTTTACATGAGGCGCTCCACCATCGTGAGATAGTATGTAAACGTCGTCTAAAACCTCAGTTGCAGGAATAGCTGTGTTATCCACAACATAATCTAATGCTGATTTTGGATACCACTCGCTCGTTAGCGTAATGTCATCAACATATTTCTTATCAACTAACTCTGTGTCAGCTGAAAACGTTGGATGAGAACTGTAAGACACTTTGCCTGTATAAGCTCTGGTTCCATCTACTAATGAATATATTGTATGATCATCGTCACCGAGACCTAAAAGACTGCCATGGTCAATTGCTCCGACATTAATCATGTTATTATTAATTAATCCAGCAGCATCTAAAACTATAGGAGCACCAGCGGAACCCACACCTGCCGAACTATTCAAATGCTCACTCTCTTGAAAATAAACAGAATCATGAGTGTGCTCAGCAGAGCCATCCCCACCACCGATTAAGTTTCCTAACCTCGTATCCGTTAGCTCATTATTTGCAGTAAGAAGACTTGATACCTTAAAAGAATCAGCTGACTCACTGTGTTCTTGCGGCAAACCATCCGCATTTATATATAATACTTTTACTTGTGCCATTGCTACCCCTCCATGGATATTTAGTCTTTAATAATTTCGCCCGTATCAGGATTGTACCCCATTGGCTCGTTTTCCGAAAGACCGTATTTTGGATTAATGCTTTTTTTATACTCAACATACTTATTCTTATACACTTCAAACCGATCAGCTTTACCTTTAACCAGTTCTCTTTGAGATATAATTTTAGTCTTAAGCAATTCGTTCTCTAAGATCATATTTCTTAACGATTGCTCTTCTAAATTCATACCCATTTTTGCGATTAAAACATCTTTAGAAAAGGTTTCTAGCTTTATTAAATCATCAGCTTCAAGAGTACCTAATACCTTAGATATTTTTTTAACTACTTTCTTAGATACTTTCTTAACTACCTTTTTCTTCTTAACTCTTGTTGTTGTTGCCATATATTCCTTTATGCAATTACTGTTGGGTTAGTAGACTGGAATAATATATCATTGCCACCTAATGATTTTCCAACAGGGACATGATAACCCGCTGTTCTCTTAACATTGGTAATACCACCATCTACATCTAAAAATAATGGATCATTTAAATTAAACACGCTAAATATTGCGTCTGTCACAACGCCTAACAATATAACATCAACAGTTTCACCTATTGCAGCTCCTGCGTCAGCAATACCTAAAACCATGGCGTTTTGTTTTGTACTGTCGCCTGTTGCAAGAGCAACGTGAGTTGTACTAAAAGCCCTTACTAATTCACTAGCAACAATAGCCTCTTGAGCTATCCTTGTTATCTTTAATTTAGTTGCACTATCTACAACAGTAGACGTACTCGACGTATCTACGAAATCAAAATTACTAGTAAATGGATTAAACCGCCATCCCATTACGTCTTCACCGCGCTAACTAGATTAGTTTTACTCGAACTCTGATATATCAATGTTACTACAGCAACCTGGCTTCCACTTAATCCACCCGTTAAAAATGAATATATCTCAGATGTAGATGTCGGGTATGTTATTGCAACCGAATCGTAAGAAACCCCATGTAGCAATCCACCTATACCAGCGAGTTTTTCATGAGTAGCGAAATCATGAACACGCAAACGTTGTACAGTGCCGTCAGCAGCCTCTGCTAAAACCTTCCATGCTTTGACCTCGCCCAATAAACTCATTCAGATTTTTCATCCTTAATCTCAATGTTAACAACTTCTTTTTTATGTTTATTATAATTATATTTCTCGACCTCAACCCAATGCTGAGTTCCTACCGACTCAAGATGCTCAATGTCATCCTTGTCTATTTCAAAAACCTGCTTATCTCTTGTAACCATGTGCTTTCCAACACGCATAACCCGCCTTGGGATCTTGTTAACAAGGTTAGGCTTCACTCTCATAACTACTTTCATCACTACTCCTTAAAAAAACGCCGGGCAGAAGAACAACCAAACACCCCGGCGCTAAACAAATTAATGTTTAATTTTGAATGCTTTATACCAAACGCCGTATCCAAACCCTACACGGTAATCAACACCGAATAGTAATTCTTTACGCATGAAAGCTCTATCACCTTTGTCCAAAGACTCAAATGTAATCGCTTTACGCTTTTGTAATACTAAAGGCTTTAATTCGCCAGAAGCATTAAGCAAGTACCAGTCGTTACCAGTTAAACGAGAAGAAATAACAGACTTAGCAGCACCTTTTAGAGTGTTGGTAGTACTGTTAATTAAATCCGCGCCTAAAACCTCGTCAACAACGTTTTGAAGGTCAGGAGAACATACAACGATTAAGTCCATGTTTCCTTCGTTTCTTGGCTCGCCTTGATCGTCAGTTAAAACTCTAAGACCTTGTCTCGCAGTTTGAAACTCAGCTTTAAACTCAGCAACTGTCTGGCTAGTGCCAGCAATTGTAGCTGTAGCAAGATTAAGTTGGTTAGTTCCCGACTCATCATGTGCTAAAGAGAAAAAAGGAAGACCATCATATCCAAGATCAACTTCACCAGCTTTTAACTGGTCAAAGAATAACTTTCTAGGATGATTTCTAGCAACAGAAGCAAGATCAGAAATACGAACTTTAACAGCCCCTAATTGATCGTCATCCATTGCATTCTTATTAACCTTAAGTGTAGCTTCGTAATCTTTATTTGCGATACTATAATCAAAGTCTTTAAGACCTTTTAATTTTCTCTCGTCCAACCACTCGGTCATTTGAGGAGAATTACCTAACCATCCGTATTTCTCAGAATCAGCACTAGAGTCTGTTTCCATGATCATACCCATGATCTCTTGAGGATTTTCGCCGTTATTGAATTTCTTCATGAAATCAGCGCGTAACCCTTTCTCTAAAAGTAATTTATTACTTACGATACCCATTTTAAATCCTCCTTAATTAAGCTGCCGCAACAGGATTGCGCTCTAGTTTAACCCATACTTGAGTAGCCGAAACGTATTCAACGATTTGACCAACCATAGGGTTGTTAGTAGAGGTTTTAGTGATAGTGTCATCAGCTGATGCATAAACAAATTCGCCTATGTCAGTTTGAGCAAGACCCGCACCTGTTAATAAATAGCATCCCTCTTTCTTGTATCTACAGTTAAGATCGCCAGCTGCACCAGCAGAATTGTCGATCTCTTCTTCAGAAATACCTGCAAAAATATTACCCGCGCCCGTAGCCGCTGGAGCAAGGTATCCTGTTGTAGAGTACATAACAATCGCGCCACGATATATAATATCAGAAGCGATAACTGGAGCACTGTGAACAACACCGTCTTTTTCGTCTACATTTACACTGTTTGATAAAGCCATTATTCAGCCCCCTCGTTTGCCTGATAGAACTCTTCTTCTGTAAGCTCCATTTTCTTAGCCATTGCTTTTTCAGCATCAGTAAGCTTAATAACAATCTTGTTGTCAGCTTCTTTAGAACCTTTAGGCGTTGTGTTTAATTTATCATTTAAAGATAATACATCTAGAAGGTCTTTACCTTCGTTCAAAGCGTCAAGTTGAGCTTTGTTGATCTTACCTTCGCTAAAAAGCACACTGTGCTTCGCTTCTTTTTCTTTTTTCTCAGCTGATAGTTTTAACTCTGTATTTTCTTTAGACAGAGTTTCAACTTTAGACTGCAAGTTCTTTGCAGTAGTAACAGCTGTGCCTTCACTCAACTTCAAACCGTCGATATTTTTTTGCATATCAACAATCTGTTGGTTGTGGTCGGCTAAAGCAATAGTTTTTTCCATTTTAGGAACTCCTTTATTTTTGCTTTCGTTTAAACCAACAATCGCGTCCATTTTTAAGAATGGTCGATTGACTAATGCTGCGCCTAATAGAGTCGGCCCATGGGCTACGCCCGAATGTGGGTGGATCCAATTAGGATGAAATTCCGGGCTCAAATACCTAAACTCTCGGTCTGTTAAACTAACAGCTCCTTTAGGTGTCCATTTAATAACCCCGAATAAAGTATTGCCGTCGTCACTCAAAAAGACTTCTTTGATCCAACCCGCCGCTTCTCTCGTTTCATGATCAAAGTCTATTGATAGATCGACTCCTACTACTTTATTCTCGAAATTTTCTTTAAAACTTAATAAATTCTTTTGCGTGATCTTAACCTCACCATAGGCTGCATGGAAACCATCAACAACCGTAGCAAGCTCTATGACGTAAGGTAATTCAGCGCTTAGCTTTAGACTATCGCCGTCCTTTACGTTGAATAAAAGTGGGTTGTCAGGACTCATAGGCCTAAGCAATCCAACATAAATCGTAACGCCATCTCTAATCTTAATCTTACGCATGGTGCTTTCAATAAAACCAATCTCATCAAATAAAATAACTGCATAACCATTTTTAGTCTCATCTATTACCGCATCCGTATAGACATGAGCTCTTAAGAAGTCGTCAACCTGATCTTTATCAGAAAATACAGTACCATCAAATTCAATACGCTGACCCATAGATCCTGGCTCTACATCATTGTCGGCAATAATTTGATCGACCTCTTCTTCCATCTCTACAAATTTCTTATCCATTAATAAGGATTTTAATAAACTCATTTCGTCTCCTTTAGAGTTATAGACTTCTTGTCAGTGTCTGTAATCGCTGGTAATCCTGTAACGTCAGGCAAGTCACGGCTTGTTTTTAAGTTAGCTCGTAAATATGACTTGCAGTTCTGATGTAAAGGAGGTTGAAACCGTATAATGTCACGATCCTTAACATCGTAACTAGTACCAGCTAGCTTCTTACAAATATCAGCCTTTGGATCACTGTTAACAAAAGTATATGAAGCCACGGCGTCTATAACATCGTCAGATAATAGAAACTCATTACGAGCCTCATTAACTATAGTCGTCGTAACCGTTCCAGCAACCACATCCTTAGACCCGCTGTTAATGGCATCGTCTGCAGCGTCTAACAGATCATTTCTTAACACCTCAATATCTTCAGTCGATGACTCAGAGGAATTAAATTGAAAAGCAACCGTGTCAGCTATAGACCCGGCCTCTTTATCTGAAATTAACTCAGCCTGATTAGTAATTAATATCTGTATATGCCTTGGAAGCTCAGAAAAATCAGTGAACTTAAAAGTATCAGCATTATCAAACTTAGTTTTTAACATATCCATGTCATAACCAAGCTTCACGTCAGCCTTTGAAGGTATTTCACTCTTGGCTTGCCTCAACGACTTCTTAGCAGCTCCGGTTAACGATGCCTTGAGCTCTTTTTTAAAAGCATTAACACCGCCCACCTTAACATTCTTCGTAGCGTTTAACTTCTGACCATCTGAAAGACGCTCGTAGTTTTTCATTATGTCATTAATGTATTTATCAGAAATATTTGTTAAATTACGTCTTATAATTCCAACCACTTCAGGCTCTAACGATTCAATCAACGTCTTAGGATTATCTGATAACTCCTTACGCTCTTTAGACACTACAGGCTTACTCGTGTTCGTATCACCGTCTATAATATGTATGTGACCAGAACTATCTGCCTCTGTTTTAGTGCGACCTATAACCTCACCACTTGAATCTAAAAGCTCATGATAATGCTTAGCCCCTCGCTTAATAGAAGGGCCCGTTCCCTTGTGAGTATGGCCTACAATATCGGCTAGCTTCAGCGATGTACTGTTATCGTCATCGCCCATATCACTATCATCGTCATCACCACTAGAATCATCATTAATTCCATCTCCTCCTGTTCCATCTGACTCCCCATTGTCAATCATAGCGCCCTCGGCTTTCTTAGGCAGCTTATGAATTTTACGAACATGATCCTCTAATGGCTCATCAACAGCAATTACCCCAGCGGCACTATACCCTGTTATGATCTCCATGATTTCTTTTCCGGCCTTATCACTAACACCAGAATATGTAAGTTGTGGAAGTGTATCAATAGTATCGCCATAATTTAATGCGACTAACTGAGGTATTAAACACGTATTAATAGTGTCCTGTATAGTATTCGCAATAGACTCTAATCCGTTTAGGAAAAAATCAGATAGATCATTACCTAATGCAAACGCTCCGCTATTCCCACCAATGCCTAACTCTAAAAATGTTGCCAATATAGCGCCTGACATATTTTCATTCTCAGACTTAATCAAAGCGTTGAGTTTTTCAGGATCGAAACTATTATTATGTAGCTCTAGCTCCCAACCCTCAGGCTTGATTATATAGCTATCCTCAGCACTAGTGAAACCCTTCATAACCTCAACAGCCTCAGCGTATTCGGCGTCGTTCTTAGACACGCGCTTGGGCACTGTTAATATTGGTGTTGGAATAGCGAAACGCTCAGTACCGATGTACTGTAGCTCAGTAGCAAGTAATTTACGTGTGTAAGGGCCATACAAAATACGGCCTAAAGGAAAACCAATATTGTCCCCCTCTTGCTCATTATAAAATTGTAATAAAAATTCAGCAGGAATATCAGCGCTTACCTGAATGTCTCCAGTAGCCTCTTGCTTTACGTGTAGAAGCTGCCCCGTAACTTTGTCATGATGCCATTCTGTTATAGTATTCTGTTTACGAAAACCTAACTGACCTAATCCCGTATAGGGGCCAAGCTCCTTGTTTGTTTTATTCTGATGTACTATTTCAAATAATGCAAATCCATGATAGAAAAAAGTTAACGACTCATGCAAAAACTTAGACCATGAAATATCCTTAAATAAAATCTGATCTATTAACGCCGCAACCTCAATGTCTTTCGTATCATCAGTCGCAGCTTCTATTCCCCACTCGGCGGCCTTAATAGGATAGTTGACCGCAGATATTACCTTACGAATCTGAGAATCAGAGCGGCGCATCTTATCATAGAAACTAGAAGCTTCGTTACCTGTTAATAATTCTATATGGTCATCAGAGTTATGAATACGACCCACTACGTCGGTGCCTGATGAGCCTATCGGTGAGTCGTGACGTGTTGCTTTTACATTCTCTTCTGTAGCCAAAGCGAAAATCCCCTAATATTCACTCACCTTCACCCCTGATCGTCTCTCTCTTCTTTTTTTCTGCTTAACTATGGGCTCAGATGATATATTTTTATTAAAACTACCGTATGTAATATTAACATAACGACCTAAATTACACAAAGCTAACGCATCCGAATAATCCGGTGATGGTCGGCCAGTCCTCTTTTTATAATCCTCTTTAGACTCTATTCGTAACCGACCTTTTGAATCAGGGAACGACTTTA